CTGCTGTGTCATCTAAGTCGATAGATAATGTATCACCACTTACGGAAGTTGTAATACCTGTATCGCCTGAAATTTTTAATGTGTCTGTTAATAGATCAATTGTTAATGATGATGAAGAATCATCTACAATATCTAATTGTGTTGCAACTGAAACAGTTGAAGCAGCTGTTAATCTACCTTGTTGATCTACTGTAAAGGTAGGAATTTCTGTAGCAGAACCATAAGAACCTGCTGTAACAGCAGTATTATCTAAATCTACTGAAACAGTATCACCACTTACACTTGTTGTAATACCTGTGTCGCCACTTACAGTTAATGTATCTCCTAAATCAACTGCATTACTACCAGAATCTCCAGCAAGTGTTATAGTAGAATTAGAAAGTGAACCGTTTGCAATATTTGTTAATGTGTTATCAGGCCCATTAATAGTTTTATTTGTTAGTGTTTGTGTAGCAGCTAAACCTGCAAAACTTTCAGATTGTAAAGCACTATTAAATTCTGCTAAACTACCTGTTAATGTATTGTTTGCTAAATCAATTGATTTGTTTGTTAATGTATCAGTTGTATCTTTTAATACAATTGTTCCTGAAGCATTTGGTAAATTAATTGTTCTATCTGCTGTAGGGTCAACAACTGTTAAATTAGTTTCAAAACCGTCATCAGTTGCACCTTCAAATCTAAATGAATTTACAACATCTACAGTTGTAGAATTAATTGTTGTTGTAGTACCATTAACAGTTAAGTTACCTGTAACTGTTAAGTCATTTCCGATTGTAACATCATTTGGTAATCCAATTGTAATTGTATTATCAGTAACAGCAGTTTCAATTTCGTTTGCTGTACCAGAAATAGTTAATGTATCTCCAGTATTAAATGTGTCGTTTGAACCACTATCAGCAGCAAGTGTAAATGATGTGCTGATTGCAGCAGTACTTAAACTTGTAATTCTTCCTTGTTGATCTACAGTAATTTGAGGAACAGCAGTTGATGAACCATAACTACCAGGTGTAACAGCAGTATCATCTAAATCTATTGAAATATTATCGCCTGATATAGTAGTAATAATACCTGTATTACCACCTATCTTCATACTCTCACCTAATGAGATAGTTGTAACTGTTGAACTGTCGTCAACTAAAGTAAAACCTGAATTACTTAAAAATTCGTTTGCAATTGTATCGCCTGCTTGATATTCAGCAATACCTGTTGGTGAGCCGTCTGTAAATACTAATCTTATTGGTGTTTTATCTGCCATAATTTATTAAAATAGATACGCTGGATTATTGTCATCATAAACTGTTGATTGAGCTGTAATCGCAGGTGTACCTAATCCTCCTGAATTAGTATATACTTGGTTAAAATATTTTATATCTGTATTAAATCTAAAAACAAATCCAGTAGCCGCACTATTTAATCCACCGGCATTTGTGTATATATTAACTTGTTTTTTAGGAGCGCCAGATAAAAATATATCTTTAAAACTTTGTGTAATTGAACCTATATCAATATTGCCAGTAGGATTAGGTAATAAATCACTACTAATATTAGAGAGAGAACTAGTATTTGCTATTTCAACAATATCATTACCATTACGTTGATATATTTTTTTATCAACAATGTTAACAGCAACTTCACCATCGGCTAAATTACTTGTAGTAGGTATCGAAGAAGCTGTTGTACTTCTTTTTAATTTAATTATTGTCGCCATTTAATTTCCTTTAAAAATTAAAATGTACCGCCATCTAGTGAGGTAACTGTTACTGCACCTGAGGATACTGTAAAATTATCCGAACTAAATGATGCTACACCTTTGTTTGATGTTGTTGCGTCTTCACCGGTAATTACGATACCTGCACCTGAAACAGTTGCGTCAATACCTTCACCGCCTGTAATTCCTAAAGTTGATCCTAAATCAACAGTTACTAATGATGAACTATCATCAGCAAAAGCAATTGTAGAATTTGAAAGTTTATTATTAGGTATTGAACCTGCTAATTTAGCGGCTGCAATTGAACCTGCTAACATAGCATTTGTAATACCCAATGCCTTAACTTGTAAAGCGTCTGAACTTACTTCGATTGAACTGTCATCAACTGCAACATCAATTGTATTACCAGTTTTTGTTAATGCGTCACCAGCACTAATTTGACCTGCACCTGAGAACTGAACAAATGTAATATTTGTTGTGCCAAATGTAGGAACTCCGTTGTGTGTTGCAACATAACCGTTATCGGCATTATTTGTTCCTTCTTCAGTAAAGAAGAATGTACCGCCAGTTAATTCAGCAGCTGTGTCTGCGTCTGGACTTCTTGTTAATACGAAAGCCGCTGAAGCGCCACCAGTTGCTGTTACTGTATAGATACCGTTTTGTACTGAACTTGCTTGATCTTTAATTAATACTCTATCGCTTGTAGAAACTGTAACACCATCAATTGATAATGCTCCGTTAGCGTCAGCAGTCAAAGTACCTGCACCATTATTGTAAGTACAAGCAGCTAAGGCAGATGTTGTTGCAACTCTAACCGAATCTTTAACATCTAATCCATTAGCAACACTATCAACATATGCTTTTGTAGCTGCATCCTGAGCACTTGACGGATCTGTAACAGATGTAATTCTACTAGAGTTTACATCTACTGTACCTGAACCGTTTGGATCTAAAATTAAATTACCATTTGTATCAGTTGTAGTAATTGTATTACCATTTACGTTTACATTATCTACTGTTAATGATGTGATACCTGCAACGTCTGTTGTTGTAGCACCTAATGTTAATGTAGATGAACCTAAAGTAATTGTAGAATTTGTTAATGATGAATTTGGAATATTTGCAAACGTATTGCTGTTTGCATCCATAGTTTTATTTGTTAATGTTTGTGTATCGTCTAAATCAACTAATGTTGCGTCTGATACAGCAGTTTGAAATTCTGCTAAAGTACCTGTTACTGTAGCTTCTGATAAATCTACTGTTAACGTGTTATTTGCACTATCAATAGTTTTATTTGTAAGTGTTTCACTACCAGTTGTAGATACTAAAGTAGCATCTTGTACAGCTGTATTGAACTCAGCAAAAGTACCTGTTATAGTATTTGAATCTAAATCAATAGTTTTGTTTGTTAATGTGTCTGTTGAATCTTCAGTTACAACATTTGAATCTAAGTTGATAGAGATTGTGTCACCAGAAGCTGCTGTAGTAATACCAGAACCACCTGTAATTTTAAGTGTATCACTTAATAGATTGATTGATGTAGCAGTTGATGACTCATCCACAATAGTTAAGGTAGTGGCAACACTTACTGTACTTGCGGCTGTAAGTCTACCTTGTTGATCTACTGTAAAAGTTGGAATAGCAGTTGTTGAACCATAGGAACCTGGTGTAACTGCTGTGTCATCTAAATCAATTGAAATTTCATTGTCTGTAACACTTGTTGTAATACCTGTATCACCTGAGAAAGTAATTGTTTCACCTGTACTTACTGAGTCGTTTGAACCACTATCAGCAGCGATAGATAAGGTTTGTGTAACTGTACCAAATGATAAGTTTCCTGAACCATCAGTTGTTAAAAACTGACCTGAAGAACCATCACCATCTGGTAATGTAAATGTTGTTGATGATGTAACTGAGTTAGGAGCTTTTAGTCCAATATAATTTGAACCGTTATTTGTACCCTCGTTGTATCTTATTTCACCACCAGCAGTTGTTGAATTACCTACATTGATCGTATCAATAGCAAGGTTACTATCTGTTGTTAATGCCGAACTAGCTGTTAGTGTACCTGCGACATGATCTAACATGTCTGTAAAATATTGTCCGCCTATTACTGTAATATTATTAGCGTCACCATTACCATCTACACCACCTTCACCAATAAAGAGTCTATCTCCGTTATTGCCTTGGGTACCAGTACCATAAGTATAAGCTAATTCACCTAGTTTAAGCGTTGATGGAGCGGAAGTATTCGAACTTCTTTTAATTTGTATTATTGTTGCCATTTAAATTGCTCCTAAAAAGAACCGCCATTGAATACTATTGTTCCTGTAGTAGTATCAAGTTCGTTCTTTGCTGTAAATTTTTGTGTTGTTCCGTTATATTGAAGTAGAGCACCGTCTGCTACACTTGATACATCTACATCAACTAAAGCGGATAATCTTGGGATTGAACCAGCACCTGTTCCACTTGGTAATGTAACTGATACTTGCTGTGGTGCGTTGCCGTTATTTGAGTTAATTGTGGCTTTTGTGCCACCTGTATTGTTAATAACTGCTCTTACCATGGTTCTCTCCCGTTAATATTTATAATTATATTTATAAGAGATAAGAGTTAAATAATTAACCTACTACGCCTGGATTTACAGTTATTATGCCTTCGATTACTCTGGTAACAGTAGAATCTGTGCTTACGATCTCTACATCATACACATATCTTGTTGGAGCGTCTAAAGCGGCTGTTTGATCTGCTGTAAGGGAAAGTGTTATTACTCCATTTGTTGGAGTATTAACTGCTGTTGTGAGTGAGGTACGTGTGTTTGCTGAAGAATAACCTTTGGCCATCTTCGCAGCTACAGTATAATCGGTTAAGTTAAAAGCGTCACCATCACTATCAGTTACAGTAACATCTGAACTGAATGTTGCGCCTTGGTCGATTGTTAAATTAGCTACTGCCGCCATCTTTTTTTTCTAATTGTTCTAACTCTTCTTTTATTTTCCCATTGTAATAATTAGTTAATACATCAATCTTTTCTAACTCCAATTCATGCCTTATTTTTGACATTTGAATTTCAGCTCGAATAGATATGATATTCTTTAATCTAACGCTTAACTCTGATTCTTTATACTCAACACCATCAATGGTTATTTTCTTTTCATTTTCTGCCATAATTTTTCACCTTCTATAGTTATTTATAACTATTTATTTGCTTTTTTAATTGCTTTTATTAGTTTATCTTTAGTTAATCTTTTATCTAATTCGATACCGATTTTTCTACCTAATTTTTCTAATTCAGATTTTGTCTTTTTTTCTATACCTTTTATGTTTACCTTTTTTTCTATAGATTCTATCTTTTTATCTACATTTTTAGGAAACCAAAAGGGAAATAAAGTTTCTATAATTTTGTTAGTCATTTTTATTCTCCTTAACAAATTTTAAAAATTCATCTAACATATCTAAATCAGCAGAAAAACTTACATGAGGTACTTTGTAATTATCACCTCTCAAGGAATAACCTTGTATGGTTTCTCCTACTGATTGACCTGATTTTTCTTTGAATTTACGTGCTAATTGAATCATTTTACTTTCATCCATAGACATTTCTGGAATATCCATAATATTAAATTTTGTTCTAATAACAGGAATTACCATATCTATAGGAACGCCTTGTGATTTAGCATTCTCTAAAATAATAATGACTTCTTTGATAGCTTCTTTGTGTTCGAAAGTAATCTGATCGTAGTCAAATGGCGACTCAAAGTTATCTTTGTTCATAATATCCTCACTTGTTTAATTTAATAAAATAAAAGTGTTAGTAAGAAATAACTACTACACCTTTACCGCCACTACCACCTGATTGCTCATGTGATCCTGCACCACCACCACCTCTGTTAGCAGTTCCTGGTTGACCGTTTGAGTGACCACCGCCACCTGATCCTGAACCAGTGTGACCACCGCCACCACCTGCATAGGTGATTGCTGAACCTGATATCGAGTATGTTCTACCGCCACCACCGTTTGGACGTCCACCGGCACCGCCGGCACCTCCGCCACCACCTGGTTGCTGTCCTGATGAACCGCCGCCATTATGACCGAAACCGTAAGTACCTGAATCGCCTGGTTGTGATGGTTGTTCAGCGTTTCCGTGACCGCCGTGACCTTTTGCACCGCCACCTGAACCACCGTTCAAGTTACCACCTGCGTAACCACCGTTTGATCTACCACCGCCGATAGCAGTTAGTGAACCAAACACGGAGTTTTGTCCAATGTTACCTGTGTTTTTAATAGCTGGATTAGTACCACCGTCTCCAACTGTTACTGTGTAGTTAGAACCTGCAGAAACAGGAAAACCTGGTCTGAAAATTAGACCACCGCCACCTGCGCCACCACCTTTTTCTGAGTTAAGGTTTTGACCGGCACTACCACCTCCGCCACCACCTGCAACTACTAATACATCAAGTGATGTCATACCTGCTGGTGCGTTAAATGATGTTGAGTTTGCATATGTAGTTCTTGTTGGACCATTAACTGTAATAGAAAATGATTGTGAAGCGGTAATTGTACCATAATCACCTGAACCAGTACATTGTACAGTAAAGCTTGATGTAGTGTTTGAACCTACAGCAGTAGCAGTACCTGTAATATTACCGTCTGATGATGATAATGATAAACCAGCTGGTAGTGAACCAGTTGTAATTGTGAAACTTCCTACTGTACCTGATGTTACTGTAGCACCACAATCTCCTGATGTCAAGCTATCAGACGATCTAGCATAGTTAGCTAAAGTTCCTAATGAACCTGAGTTAGTAAATGAAATTGATGGTGGTGAAACCGTAATTGAAAATGATCTATCTGTTCTTCTTACAGACGAATCTGATGTTTGAGCAACGGCAGTTATATCAAAACTTGAAGTTGTTGATGAACCTACAACTGTCAAGTCACCTGATATAACACCTGTTATACCATTTAATGAAGCACCTGCTGGTAATGAACCAGAAGCTAATTCATATTGTATATCTGCTGAATCAGAAGCTGTAGCTGTAACTGTTACTGAATATCCTGATCTACTTGTATCTGCTACAGTTCCTAAACTTCCTGAACTTGTTGACCAAATAGGATCGGCAGAAATTGTAAATGTTGCTGTGTCTGTTGCTGTTTGACCTGTAGCAGTTGTAATTTCAATGTCAATTACTTGACCTGCTGTAAAGTCTGCAGCCACATATGAAGCAGTTACCTGAGAACCACTTACAACTGTTACTGTTGCTGAATTTTGTATTGTAGTACCGTTAGAGTTATTTAAAAACTTAACTGCTGAAATTTGTCCTAAAGATGAACCGTTGATAGTTACAGTTGCGTTATCATCTTCGTTAAGTCCAGCTGTAGAGGATGTTATTGATGATATTACTGGATCTGGATAAATTACTGACCAAGCTGCACCTGTCCATTGTTCGATACCGCCCTCAGTTGTATTATGTCTAATTGCACCAGCATTTGATGGTGAATTTCTTTGAGCAGTTGTACCTTTTGGTATACCGATAGAACTTGTATCGACATTAAAATCTGTGTTATCTGAATGTATTTTACGTGGCATATTAGTATTTATCCTCTCTCATTATACAGGCAGTTCGATTATTTGCACTACATGTCCATTTACGGGAGCACTATCAAAAGTCAATGTTGTTCCCGATACAGTATAGTTTGTTGTAGGTAATTGGAGTATACCATTTACATCTACAATCATTTTATCAGCAGTAAGACCATTAGATACGGTGAAATCAGTATTAGAACCATTTCCTGTAGCTGTTCTTCTTACGATAGCCGTTGGTTGTTTTTCTATTGGTAAGTACCTCATTGTTGTTCCTTCTCTTAGCTTAAATATTAGTAACTATTATACGTCTTCTAATACAGAAACAGTAGAGTCAACTATTGAAGCGTTAGCGGCATATACCCTTAACACATCTCCTGTTGTACCGTTATTCTGTAGTACCAATTTGTTACCAGTCATTAGCTCGATCTGCGTTGAAGCAGGTAAAGAAACAGTCTTTACAACGTGGACATCATTTGTTCCATCATAGTTATCTAAAAATACAGAAACAGTTGTGTCTTGTGATGTAGAAGTGTTTGCTAATGAAATACCGATAACGATTGATTCCAACGCACTTGAACCTGCACCTGCTGGTACGGTATAAATTGCGTCAGCACTAGCGCCTGTGTTGTTACTAACACCAGCTTTTGCAAATCTTTTAAAATCGTTAGCCATTAAATTATCCTCTTATGTTTATTTATAATAGAAAATATCTAAAAAATGATATAATCTAAAAATTATTTTTATCCTAGCGCTATAGATTGTGCTATAGCAAAAGGTTTTGTTGCGACATCAATACCACCTAATGTTAAACTAGTAGTAAAAACGCCATTTGTTGAAGTAATACTTGTCAATCCTGTTATTGTTGAATTTAGAGTAATATCCAACTGATCTCCCGTCAAAGCTGTTGTTAAATTTGTTCCACCGGAGATATTTAGGCTTTCACCTGATTCAATTTCTGTACTCGTTGAACTTTCATCAACAACAAAAATAGAACTTGTTTGTGATCTTACTTCATTTAAAGCAGACACAATATTTGAAGTATCAGAGGTGTTCAAATTAGATAGATCACCTACGTCTGTACCTAAACTATTAAATGTAGTTCTTAAAGTACCTAAAGTATCTGTGGATGCTACGCTTCGAATTGCCATTATTTTTTAATAACCTCTTTTATCATATTTTTTATTTCTAATAATTCTGCCTTTAAAGTATTTATTTCTTTTACCGCTGATCTTATCTCATCTTGTTGTTTTTGTCTATCATCTCTTTTTGCCATATATTCTTTAAAAGCCATAGTATTTGTATTTACAATAGCACTTGATCTAGTATCTCTGATAAGATTTGTATAATTTTCAACTCTTACTCTTGCCATACTATACCGCTAATGCTATACCTCTCATATCACTAATAATTGGTGGATATGATGAGTTGGTTCCTTTCATAACTATTTTTAGTTGGAAAGTTGTAAATTCACTAATGTTACTTGCTGAGTATTTTAACTCATTAAACGTAGCGTCATTTGTCGCAGGTGCAACTGCAACATCTGGAGCACCAGTTGAATTAAATGGCATCCAAGATAAATCTTGTACACTTGTTTCGTCCTGTGGACCTGTTACTCTGTAATACATTTCTATTTCAGATGAACCTCTAACATTAGCTGTCAATCTTACATCTAAAGCGGTTGATGTATTTTCAAGTAGAATTGGTTTTGTACAATACACAGCAGCTGTTGATGTACCTGTATTTGCAATATCAGATACGTAATCAGGATCACTTGGTTGTGGACTATTTAATCTGTTTGAAACTACAAATGCACTTATTCTTTGAGTATCAATTACAGGCGACAATTTAGTATTTGTTGTTGTTAATTCTAAAATTGTCCAGAAAGATTTTGCTGAACCTGAAATTTCATTTGTTTCGTTAATCTCTGAGTAAACTGCATTTGGTGAAGTAAATGAAATATTATCATTACCTACAACTGCAATTTTATTTGTAGCACTTGTTAGAGCAAATGATGTTTCACTACCACTTACAGATGTTGAACTTGTAGGTCTTACATAGTAATTTATTTGTGTACCTGGTAATTGCATTGTTTGAATACCCGATAAGTTTATTAAATCATAATGTCTGTTTTGTGTTGCTACTATAGCAGAACCACCCATATCACCAGTAGTGTTGGCATTTGATGAAACAGTTATATCATAACTGTCTAATGTAATATTTGAAATTGATGTATGAGTTGTATTAATTTCAGCTGCAGGTATACCATTTGTTGTTCCTGAAGGCATTCCAGAAATTGTAACATTATTTGCTGTTGTATGCATACCATGGTTTGGATGGAATACTCTAATTACAGCAGAACTATTTGTTGTTCTTAATGGATTTGCTTTTAATGTTCTACTTGGTAAAGTATCATTAACAAGCGTAACTGTACCTGTAACATTACTAAACTCACATCTTTTTAATTTAAATTTCATATCTTCATTTTGTTCAGCAGACCAAGTTGTACCGTTTTGTGATTTGAACATAACACCAGCATATGGTTGTGATGAAATTGATCTATCTGATAATAAATTTGTATCACCCATTCTTGCTACATAAGCATTATAGTTTTGACAGTTTGATAATACTACAAAACAATATTCAACATTTTCTTGTATGTAAACAGGACTTGGGAAATTAAACGTTGTCGCTGTTGATGAATCTGAACTTGTATTTACTGAACTAGGATTTAATGTTACCTCTGAGAAAGGTAATATCTTTTGTCCAGGATAACCATTTACGACATCTCTAATTTGAACTGTAACTGGTATATTTGAATCTTTTGAACTAAAGTATAAATCAACACTTGACAAGAATACACCGCCAGCGTCATCAACTAAGAAAGTTTGAGCTAATGGGTCATGGTAACCAACTTGTCTTTCTTCCGTTCTAGTAGATGTTCTATTAATTGTTTGTGTATCTGTTACACTTCTCATCTCAACTTTAAATTCTCTACTTGATACAATAGTTTCTTGTACAGTATTAATTGTACCTGAAGCTGTGTATTCTGCATTAGCAGCTGTATCAACGTCTGAGTTAGTTTGACTATTTGAAGCTGAACTTGTTAATCTAAATAATCTCTTACCTGTTCTCCATCTTGGATTTGTATCCACTTTAGGATCAGGTATTACAAAAGTACCTGATACAGCGCCGTTAACGTCTGTAATTAAATTGCCACCTAAAGAACCACCTGTAGGTGTTACATAAGCGCCAACTGAAATGTTATCAAAGTAAGCATAAACTCTTGTATTTGGTTTCAATCTAGTTGCTGAGAATGTTATAGTTTTTGATCTTATGAAAGGTACAAATGCAACTGAAATAATTTTATCACCCATAGATGATCTAACTGTTTCTGGAACAGCAACAGCTCTAATACCTGTACGTGCTTGTTGAACTCTTTGTGTTGTTGTTACTTCTTCTCTAGCAATAACTCTCCAACCATGTCCACCTCTTTTTCTATATGTACCTGTATTTCTTCTTTCAGTTTCTACTGGACGACCTGTCCACGTATCTTGCCATTCGTTCCATACGGTTGACATTGGAAATTCAGATAATTGACCAGAGTTGCCGTTATTTTTAACTAAGTTATCCCAACTTCCATTTGGATTATTAATTACTAATTCTGGTGCTCTTTCTGTTTCTTTCCATTCATCACTTGGTGGTGTTAAATCTATTGAACCAATCCATGTAAATACACCAAATGGGTTTACGTTGATTGATTTACTTGCATAAGGTTGATCTATTAATGTAGACTCTGTAAATGGTAGAGTAATTAAATCACCTGTTTTTGCATAGTTTGAATCTGCTCTATCTGCAGCTACAATTGTTGTGCCGTCATCATCTCTTTCAATAAGTTGTATTGCGTCTTCGTTAAAAGATGGTCTTAATTGTCCTTCAGCATAATCAACTGAAGCTTTATAATCATTATTACCCACATCACCAATATTATGACCTGTAAAGTTATCTACTATAAATCCATTTTTAAATCTATCAAAACCCTCAGAGTCTTGTATCTGCAATGATTGGGCATTTTGTTCTAACATTGAAAGTTGAGTATAGTATTCTGTATTTTCTATTCTCTTTTCTAATCTTCCTATATCTCTCATTGTGTAACGTTTGTTATCAACTGTTTCAATACCAATATCAGCAGTATCTAATGTATAACTTGGTAAAAATAATGTGTATAAATGCATTGCATTATCTAAAGTTCCTGGAACTTGAGGTGTTAATGATGAAGCACCTTTTAATACTTTAAATGAACCATTTTTATCTAAGTAAACTTTATCAATTCTCGGTAAGTAATATTCAAAGTCACCTGCAACGTCTGTGCCAAACTTGACAACGTTTAATACAGTTGCACCGTTTGTTGTATCGTAATCTCTGTCTTGTCCACCAGAATTTATTGTACTATCATCAGCAACACGTGGTCTAAAGTCTAATGAATCTCTTAATTCATATCTTTCACCAGAGTTAACGGATGTATAACTTGGAATATTTGCATATGCAACAGCACCATCATAAGAGTCAACATCAAAATAATCTCCAGCGCCATGTGTGAAGTAATCAAATGTAACTAATAATCTACCAGTAGGTGTTAATGCATTTGTTTTTAATTTTAATCTACCAACATCATAGAAGTTATCTCTTTGTCCGTTATCTAAATCAAATCTATCTGTAATATCTGTATCGCCTGATGTTGCGTCTGTACTAAAGTCAGCTGACATCTTAACGGATGTTAAAGCGTAAATATCTGCTTTACCTAAGTTTAAAGTACCACTTTGTATTTCAGACTGACTTGAAAATGCTTCCGTTGAATCTGATTGTAAAGTTTTTGATTTACTATCAGCAATTGATTTAGAAATAGTATGTACAATTTTTAATGTTGCGTCTGCATAAGCAGTACCAAAGTTTAATGTTAAAGTTTTTCCTGTTGGAGTACCAGCTCTTGTAAAGATTACTGAACCATTAGCATTATTACCTGTAATACTTAAAACATCTCCAGTTGCACCAGTTGTAGCAGAACCAATATCTTTAATAGTGATTACATAATCACCCTCTGTTAAAGAAGTAAATACTTCATTGTTACCTGCTGTTAACTGTAAAGAACCGTTTGATAACTGAGATGTAATTTGTTTTGTAAACTTATAATTTGTATCTGTAACACCACCATTTGACGTAGTTTTTAGTGTTTTAATTGTTTCATATGGTAATGAAAATACAGAAATATTTTTTTCTGGTGATTGTAATTTTGCTCTGTTTCTTGTTGCAATAGTTTTTGTAGAAGCAGCTGCTGGTGTACTTTCTAATGACATTGATGTATCTGAAATAATTGCCTCAACAATATGAGTTTCAGAATTACCACTATCGTTAGTAAATGTAATTGAATCACCGATTTCCAATTCTGTTGTAAATTTTGTACCTGAACCAGTTATTTGAGCATTGGCACTTGCAGCTACGTCTAAAGAACCAGTTAAAGTTGTTATGTCACCTGTCGCTGTTGAAAGTGAAGTATCGGCAGTATATGTTGGAGAACCTGCCATTGAAATTTGTTTTGCGTTTGATATATCAAATGATCTAACTGCTTTAAATCCTACTGCATTTGATTGAATAACATCCGTTAATGATGATGTGCCACCTGTGATTGTTTCACCTGCAACAAACTCACCTCTAACATTTGATAAAACAACTACACTATGTCTTACAACACCACCTGAAGAGTATGATGTAACACTTGTTGCTGTTGTACCATCTTCGTTATATAAATCAAAAGCGTTTGTATCTGGATTTCTAACTGTAAAAACAGTTGTATCGGAAATTGCTGTTGAGTCAACTTGGAATCCAGCATTTTCTATTGTAATTTGTTGACCCTCTTCTAAACCGTGAGCTGTTGCTGTTACACGTGATATTGCACCAGGATTATCTGTATTTGTAACACCTGAAATTGCAATACTTGTTTCAGCAGTTATAGATTCTACTGTAGCAGTTGCACCTGAAGTGCCACCTGTGATTGTTTCACCATCTGTAAATGCTGTACCTTTAACTGAGTTAACATGTGTAAACATTGTAATATCAAAAAGATAATGTTTGTAAATAGCACTTGTTAATGATGAACTTGAAAAAGTAAAGTTTGTTGCTGTACCTGAACTGTACTCAAAACCTCTAGTTTTAGCACGACCAATTTCATCTAAAGATGATGTACCAGAACCTGAACCAATAGTACCTCTAGCACTTGTAGCTTTAGAGTGTAAACTAACTTTTTTAAATGCCTCAGAATTACCAGAATCGAATGTTATATCTGGTGAGTTATAAACATTTGTTACATTGACAAAGTTACCTATGTCAAATCTAGTACCAAAATTTTGTTGTGTATCAAAATCTCTTGCTTTATCTACATCTAAAAAAGTTGTAGCAATTTTTTCTATTTCATAACCTTTTACATATGCTTTTCCAGGTGAAAGACCAACAGCAAGTTTACTTTCTAAACCACCGTTGCCTGAAGTGTAAATACCTCTGTTTGTACCTGATATTAAATGTTCTCTAACATCAATGTCAAATCTACTAACTGTATAGTCACCTGATTCGTCAAAAGTTCTACGAGCTAAAGTATCTTCTAATACTGCATATTCGGTTGTTCTTACTTTATTTTGTAAGTTACCGTCTAACAATCTCATTAACTCGTAGAAGTTTGAGTCTTCGGTTGATGATATTGTTTTTTTAGCTAATGTTAAAAGGATTTTAAATCTATGAGCACCTGGAGCATTTACGTTTGATGAACCAGCTGCATTGTCATTTAAACTTGTGTCATCATTTGAGGTTTCAAAACTTTCTGTTACTGTTAAACCTACTCTGTATGATGGTGTGTTTGTGTACTTGTCTAATATTAAAGTTTGATTAGTTACTTGTACATGAAATCCGTTGATGTAATAAACACCTTCTTGTACCTCAGCAGCTGAACCTGTAGCAGTTGAATTTACAACAGCACTTGGTGTTCCACTTGCGTTTGAGTTAATTGTTTCTCCGTCTGAAAACGTAATTTGTGAATTATCTGTTTCAGCAGTTTTTTCGTACTTAACAAATAATGTGTCAGGATCAGTACCGTCTGTAGCAACTGCATTTATACATGTGGCAGTTACACCAGATGTTGCACCTGTTAAAGTTGATCCAACATAATCACTTACATTTGAAGCTGTTTTTGAAGTAAGTTTTACAGCATAATAATTTAAATCATATCCTATTTCACCAGGAATAATCATTGCACCTTTTTCAAAAAGGTGATCCGATACACGTTCAACCTGATTTTGTAGAATAGTCTGTGATTGTGTTAATTCTCTCGCCTGTACAGCAAACGCTGGTCTAAACAAAACTCGGTGAAATTTCTTTCCTTCCGAGAAATCATCATAATAAGGCGAAAGATTAAAGTCTGTTGGACTTGGCATTTATCTTTCCTCTAAAATTCAATAATTAATTTAACATTTTCAGTTTGATCTGAAGCTCTTGTAATAGGTGCTCTATTTTCAACATACATAACATCACCTGTGTCGGCATCTATTTCTGAACCTGAATAACCAGATGTTAAAGACACTTGGTCAACTGTTTCTGTTGTTGTAGATGGAGTACCTGTGGCACTTGAACCTATGCCAGTAATCACATTTGCCCCTGAAAAGGCTGTTAAGTTACCGTTCGTATCTAAACCCTCGTCATTATATCTTGTTTGGATATAATATAAAAGTCTGTTTGTAGCGTCCCATTCTACAACTTTACCAACTGCACCTGTATTTGCTTGATTTATTTCTTCATCAACTACAAATGTACCTGGAGTTGGAGAAGCCTCAAATCTTACCACTTTCATTCCTCTCAAAGTGTTTGAACTAGCAGATGACCCGCCAGATTGTGGATCTCTTACTAATGCTACTCTTCTAAAATCGTTTGCTACTGTAAAGTCACCTGAGTTTGAAGTTTCTGATCCTTCAAAGTTAGTGTTTAACATTACATAGTATCCACCTAATTCTTCTATTGCATTGAAACCGTGTCCGCCTTTTGGTTCAATGATACAATCTAACTCAGCACCTGTCAAACTTGTCGCACCTGCAGCTACTATGTCTGCAAGTCTGATATAACCAAAAGTATAACTTGATCCTGCATTTGTAACTGTTACTGCTGAAATAGCACCTGAACTAACTGTAACTGATACAGTTCCAGATGAACCATCACCTCTAATTGCAATACCTGTGTGAGTGCCGTCTGTACCACCTGTGCCGGCAGCTTTAATTTTTACTATGTTAATCGCACCGTCAACAGCAGCTGATGATATTGTTGAATCAGTTGCAACTGCCACAAAATCGGTTGATAAGAAATTTGTTTGTTGACCAGCAGTTAGTGAGTACATATATTTCCACTTATAACCATCACCTAATGAATAGATAGTTGAGTTTGTACCCGTTGGTTCTACTGTCGAAGCTGCACCACTATTATTATCTAAACATTTGTAAACTTGATAAGAACTGTTTATAACATAAAAAGTACTATCATATAAAGTAGTTGCTCCACTATCAGACGATTGAGTTGTTGTTCCGCCTGTGATTCTTTGTCCGTAATCGTGTCTGTAATAATCGTAAACTGTACCAGTTGTCCAGTTTCTTCTTGGAATAACATATGATACGTCAGTTGATTGAATTTTCTTGGCAGCTAAAAAGTCATCAAAATAATAAAACTCATCTGATATTGAATCTACTGGTGTTAAAGGTGCTGAATCAGAACCCTCATTATTTGTTCTACCGTCACCTCTGGTTTTTGTACCAAAAGCCTGAGGTCTACCAATCGCTAGATAATATGTATTAGCGGCTGCCTCTGTAAATGATTCCACAAATTGTTCCGAGTTGTGGACTCTAAATTTATTTGTTATAATCGCTGCCATTTGTAATTCCTTTAACTATATTTATAACGCTAAAAAGTACTTAAACTTATCCTTTTCCAAATTATTGTTGAACCATCATAAGGTCCTGTACAAATGTAGAGGTGTGTATTATCATGTGTTAATAATCCTGCTACATCACCAGATTGACCTGTATTTGTTGGTGTTCGATTAACTATCTTAATTGTAGATGGTAGGGTATCTCCACCTAAATGTGAATATATCTCATTAAAGTTATCATTAATTTTATCACCGCCGGTTCTAATTGGATCACCAGATCCATCATTAGCTGTTGTTCCGATACCTATTGCTTGTTTTGCCATATTTTTATTTTATCCTAATACTATTTATACAACTATGCGACATCAAATTTCAAATTCGATTGGTCAAATGTAATATTTGTTTCATCAAAAGAGTTACTATCTATTTCACCAATCTCAGCTGGTATTGCAAAGTTAATCTTAATATTCGTGTTAAAATCATCAAAAGTCGGTACTATATTATATAGTGAAGTATTTTTAAGACTTTCCATACGTATTGATTGTATTTGGTCAAGTGTTATTTGATTTCCCATATTAACACCAAATACGTGTTTATTAATAGTTTTCATTGTTGGGCCTGCAACACCCACACCAAATTTAGTAGTATTCTCTCTGTGAGTAGATATCTCTTTCATTTGTTGTATAATTTTATAATTACGTGTTAATGTTACATCTCTTTCGTTTGCACCTAATGAAGCAATCACACTATCACCTGCTTCAACATCTATTGCTAATTCTGGATTTGAAGCTAATGATGTTCCGTCATCAACTGTTCCTAATCTTCTACCTACTAATTTAGAGTATAGAGTATTTAATACATCTTTGATTGGTGTACCAGTAGCGCCAGAATTTAAACCTGTTATACTTTGAATTTGTGCGTCTACCTGTGATGATATGTTTACAAGACCTGTGAAATAAAAACCACCAGTGTGCATTGTCTTTTTAAATGAATCTCTCCAGTCATTAATTGTACGACCAACTTTGATAACATATGAAAAATCTTGGTAGTATAAACTATCTTGTATTTTCATTGTAGTTTCTGAAACAAAACCATCCTGATTAATATATGTACCGTCTGTATCAATAACACCTGCAACCGAAACAGTTGCTGTAGCTGAGTCTACTTTTTTAACTGTAGCTGTTCCACCGCCACTTGAAGTTAATTCTCTTTCTTCATCAAAAGTACCTGTAGCACCCGATAAAGTTAAAACGTTTGTATCTGAATTATAATTTACAACTGTACCAGTTATAGTTGAACTTGAACTATCAACCGAAGTTACAGTTTCGTTTGTTAAAAAGCCGCCTGATACATTTCCTAAAACAATATGTGTTCTTAATGCTAAAGTTGGTGGTGAAGGAGAATTTTGATATTCAGCACCTGTTTCAATTACTTTAATTGCCTGTACTTTTCCAATTTCATTACCAAAACAAAAGATACTTGCATTTGAACCTGATGATGAAACTGTAATTGTAGGTAATGAACTATAACCACTACCACTATTAATAATTCTTATATCTGTAATATCACCTGAACCAGTTTCTTGTACAATTTTATTTCCTGCGTACATATCACCTCTAGTAGTTTCATCTTCTAAAATTATGTGATCGTCAACAGCAGATGTAGATTCTTCCTGTGTAAAACCACCATTAACAACGGACACTTTTGCAACAGCAGAACCACCACCT